CTTAAGAAATGATTAGTAAGTAATCATTTAAATGCAGTCATTATGCTGCTTCACCGTTCATTCCACGACAAACAACCAATCCGTACATATCCGGACGAACCATTTTCTTGGCATAACGAGTCATTACGCCTTTACGTGGTACGAAGTCTTCTGTTCCGAAGATCGTAGGTGTAACTTGTAATGGCACATAAGGAGCATACACATAACCACTTTCAAGGAAAGAGTTACCTTTACGTCCAACCAAAATTACGTTACGTGGGAAGTATGGATCAACCATAACATCAAACTTCTTAGAGATAGAACCAACGTTAACCGCACCAACAGTTCCCTTCACATCAGCGTGAGAGATATTTGCACGGAATCCAGAAGTGAATTCCAAGATGTTTGCAACTTCAGGGCCACAAACCAAGAAGTTAGCGCCACCGCGCAATGTCTTTCTGTGGATAGCAGCAGAAACGTCATTGATGGTTTCGATCAAAGTCTCATACCATTCAGAAACATTTCCAGTGAAATCAGGAGCAAGAGAAGTTGAAGTCAACAATGTAGCACCAGTATTTCTGTTAATGAAATTACCGGGAGAACGACTCCAGTAGAATGTTGCTGCAGTAGCACCACCCATAAGATCAGCCAAGATTTCTCTATCGATTTCCAAAGCAATTTGCTCAGAAAGAATAGAAGTCAATTCAACTTCAGCATCCAAGTTGTGGTAAGCATTCAAGTCTTGCCCTAACTCAGGACTCCACTTTGCTTTCAACTTTTTGGTTTGTGCTGTTACACTGATTGAATCTACAGCGATCTCGATCTCAGGAATGCTAGCATTTGCTTCCAATCCCCAAGTGTCTTGTCCAACAACTGAACCAAGAGCAGCGCCAACACCAGCATTTGCTGTTCCACCAAAGTCATCAAACTGACGGTATTGAAGTTTAACTCCATTGCCATTAATTTCAGCGGCTTGGGAGCCAGAAATAGTAGTAGAGCCGGTAAAGAACAAAAGAGCAACTGTTTTAGAAGATCCAGAGAATCTAGTCAAACGACGAATTTGCTTTTGATCATTAGTCGCTGAGGTGATGAACCCTTCCGGAATGATGAGAGAACCGATGTCTGAATTTGCTTTCGCCGATCCAGAGCCGACAGTGATGTGTCGCAAGCCTGCTTCAGTTCGATCACATTGTGGTAAAGTAGTGAGATCGACACTAAGAACAGAAACAAGTGTCCCAGAAGCGATATCCATATCGTAACGAGTCAAGGTATCGATGGCATCAGTTGATGCGGTACCGTGAGTAACGTGAGTCATGATTCCAACAGATGCAGAAGTCAACAGAGAAGCATGAGCAAAGCCAGAAGCAAGTCCATAAGGCTGTTGATCCTCAGTTTTACTGTTCTGTAAAACCCCAGCAGTTAATTGCTGTCCGAATCGTCCTTGTCCGTAGATTGAATCATCTGCGGGAAATCCAGCACGTTGGGCTCCGTCTGAACTAAATTTAAAGTCCAAGAAGAAGATCAAGCCAGATGGCAAAGACATTGGTTGTACACTAACAAGATCGTTAGCGATAAGTGAGCCGAATACACGACGCACGATTGGGAATGCTACAGCGGCGAAACCTTCGACGTCTCCAGCACTCATTATGGACGCTTCACGAAGAAGTTCCTTTGCTTGGTTCTCAAGTAGAGAAGCCATGTTATTTTTTGAGACATCAGAATCAAGTCCTTCCAAAAGTCCAGTACGCTCCCATTTGTTTAATAGGGCAGCACCTTCTTGAGCAAGATCTCGACGAACGATACCTTCAGTTAATTTTTCAACGATAGACATAATATTTTCCTCCATATTTAATAAATAATTGTCTTATTTTCTTTATTTGATACCAGCGAGCATTTTCCATCTCGAAGCGGCACCTTCATTGAGACTCTCCTTCTGAGGAGTGCGTCTCGGTAGTGTAGAAGAGCGTCCAGCATTTCTATTAATTGCTTCGCTCAGTGTTTGTGGAGAAGAAGTATTCTCTCTCACTGTGCTTTGAAGTGTTTCATAGATTGTTTTTGCTTCACCTACGGTGTGTGCTTTATTCAACGCTTCGACAATTTTTAATTTTTGTCGCTCATTCAAGGAGGTGCTGATTAATACACGATTTGAATACAACAACTTCGCATTAGTGATAATTGATTCTTCCAATTTATCTTTTAACTGAAGAGTTACACTCTTAAACTTTTTATTTTGTTCTTTCAGACTTGCCAACTCTTCTTGTAATTCACTAAGAGTATCTTGAAGATCTTCATTCTCTTCCTGCATTTCGTCTGACATTGCTTTTGCAAGAGCCATATCTATAGCAGCCTCATAATCAACTTCTGACGCTCCGCCAATCTGTCCATGAGGTTGTGGAGTGTAATCCACGCTTAAGGCTTCTGCTACCATTCTTTCCATTCCTTCTAGATCGTCTGGTAATTCAATTTCTTCTTCATCATCATAACCCAACTCTTCGGCATCAGAAAGATCAGCAAGTTGAGAAAGATCAATCTCGACTTGTTCATCATCCATTTGCGCCTGAAAGTCGTCTAATCTTGGATCGACATACTGTCCGACATCATTTTGCTCAGCATCTCTTAAGAATTGTGCTAACTCTTCTGGGCTGATATTGATATCGATTGTCTCTCCTTCATCAGGAGTTGTAAATTCCATTTCTCCATCTTTGGAAGTAATTTG